TCTTGATAAAAAAGGAAAGGGCGAGAGCAATATTTTAATTTTTGATTTGGGTGGAGGCACATTTGACGTGTCGCTTTTAACAATTGACGATGGAATTTTCGAGGTAAAGGCGACGGCAGGAGACACGCACTTGGGTGGTGAGGATTTCGATAACCGGCTTGTAAATTGGTGTGTTCAAGAATTCAAGCGCAAGACCAAGAAGGATCCGACCGGTAATAACCGGGCTTTGCGTAGATTGCGCACTGCGTGCGAGCGCGCCAAGCGAACCCTTTCAGCGTCTGCAGAAACCACAATTGAGGTGGATTCATTGTTTGATGGAACCGATTTTATGACCAAGATTACGCGAGCCAAATTTGAAGAGCTGTGCATGGATTTGTTTCGTTCTACGATTGACCCGGTTGACCGCGTTCTCAGAGATTCAAAAATGTCCAAAAGCAGCGTTGACGAAATTGTCCTTGTTGGCGGCTCAACGCGCATTCCGAAAGTGTGCAGTTTGCTAACCGAGTATTTTAATGGAAAGGAGCTCAATCGTTCCATTAATCCGGACGAGGCGGTGGCGTATGGCGCGGCAGTTCAGGCGGCGATTTTGACGGGAGACCAGTCGAAGATTACGCAGGATATTTTGTTGCTGGATGTCGCGCCGCTTTCTCTAGGAATTGAGACTGCTGGTGGTGTCATGACAAAACTAATTGAGCGAAATTCCACGATTCCGTGCAAAAAGGGACAAACATTCTCAACCTATGCGGATAACCAGCCTGGTGTGTTAATTCAAGTGTTTGAGGGTGAGCGCCAGCTTACCAAAGATAACAACATTCTTGGCAAATTTCAACTGGACGGCATTCCTCCGGCTCCGCGCGGAACTCCGCAGATTGAGGTGACATTTGATTTGGATGCGAATGGCGTGCTCAATGTGAATGCGGTTGATAAAGCTGGCGGCAAATCGAATAAAATCACCATTACAAATGATAAAGGGCGGTTGTCAAAGGATGACATTGAGCGCATGGTTGCTGAAGCGGAAAAATACAAGGAAGAAGATTCAAAGCACAAACAAAAAATTGATGCGCGAAACGGGTTTGAGAATTATGTTTATTCGGTAAAGAATTCAGCTTCTGAACCGGGTATGCAGGAGAAGTTGTCCGAATCGGACCGCAGCGCAATTGAGGACGCTTGCAAGGCGTCGCTTGAGTGGCTGGAATCTGTGGATAACCATGATACTGATGCAGCCGAGTATGAAGCGCAACAAAAAAAACTGGAGGGAATTGTTAGTCCAATTATTTCAAAACTGTATGCTTCTTCTTCTGATGGAATGCCACAACAACAACCACAACCATCATCCTCTTCCTCTTCTGAACCAATCATCGAAGAACTGGATTAACAATAGTTGCAACATGCTGCTTTGAAATCGCAAGGTGCCGACCCTTTCATATGGTAGATGCACGCCAAAAATGTCAAGATTGGAATGCCAAACATTAGCGATAGTATTGAATAAGTTATAATCGTCACAGTTCCTTGACTCAATAGGGAAGGTGATGGTGATGATTTGTCATCGGTTGTTGAAGAATTGGTGGTGGTGCTAACATTGACATTGGTTTCGACGGATAAAATAAATGTAAACAATATTGAAAATGATAAATATAATGTCAATATTGTTTTTCTTGATATATTATCATGATGTTTCATTCGATTGTCTGGTGATTGTCTGAGTTGAATATATTAAAATGAAACATTTATTTTCAATTTTTATTTATTACAAAAATATAAATTGAAAACTTTTCGATTACTTTTAAAATGTTCAGTGTTCGAACTGGAACAAGTCAACTCAATTATATCATGCAAACTGCAGCCACAGCCACAGGAAAATCCAAATCAGGAGTAGGCAAGTCATCAGGAATAAAGAGAAGGAATAAGAAGGAGGCATCTGAGTGGTTTCAGAATCTATCAGACATCGAAAAATTATTAGTGAAACAAGAAGCAAACACATCATCATCCTCGTCAGAGGAGAGAAAAACAAAAAAAGAAATGCACGAGCGCGAGCGCGAACTGCTACTCAAACGACGTTCCGAACACGAAGCACGCATGAAAGCCCAGTTGCAATCCAAGTCGGAAATCACACAACAAATACAAAAATGCAAAGACATGCGCAGTGGACTGATTCCATTCCAGATGAGGTTGGAACAGATGCAGCTGCATGAATCTCACAATTATCATCCGTACACCCGTTCCGCCCATTTCCTGTTCAAACTTGGCATGTTGGAATGTGGTATTTCAAATGTATTGAAGTTGATACGAGATGAAGAAAAGGCCCTTTTTGACATGCAACACAAACACCACTGCATCAAAAAATCAATCACAAAAATTATTGAAAAAACAAAAACATCCTCGTTTTCCAACCCTTACGCAAGAATTTGCGCAAGAATTCAAGCAAAAAATCATGTGGACGACATCTACAACTTGGTGACAGTGTAAGGGTTTGAAAGCGCACTTGTTGTTGCACTGTTGGCAGTGTGGATTACTGTAACATAACAGTAGTCGCCAATTTGTTTTTTTTCTCGAATGTATCTGCTCATTTTTGCAGCACATACATTCTCTGAAATCGCCGCGTCTGCAATACTACCCCACGTTCCAATAAGCGCGTTTGTCTTGATTTCGCGTTTTTCTACGAGTTTTCCGGTTGTATTTTTGTTCGATTTTTGTATCTGTTCCGTTTGTTTGATGTAATCTTCCATTAAAGATAACCCGTAATATCCTTCATTTACTCCGTGTTCTGTCCATACGGTTGCTTTCAACGCATAAGGACACGCATTCAAATATCCTTTGAGTTCTTTTAATTCAATTTCATCGGGTGCGCATTCGCGATGGACGGACTGTTTCCATTTTTTATATTCTCTCAACAATACCGAATTTAGAATTTTACCATTATCTGAAAACTTGCACATTTGGAAGAGAAATGTTTCGACCGGTTGTGCTTCGGAAGATGAGAATTTCTTTTTATACTCTGCTTCTCTCAGTTTAATGCCAACATAACAATGCGCATTTTGTTTATTTATCGGCATACGCTTCGGCTGGAATCGTGTGTCCATATAACTTTTGAGTGCGTGGAATATTTCTTTTTTGGGTTTTGTTTGTTTCCAAAGGCGAAAACGACCTTCTAGTTGAACCGACGATTCATATACGTCCGAACGAACAATGCATTCGGCGGAAACAAACTCGTTAAACATTGCCGTCATTTCGGCGCTTGTAGCCGCTGCATCATTCATCGCTTCTTCGTTTATTTCGGGTTCTGGGAAAACCGTGTTATCATTTTCTTCCTTTCGAAATGATTCAATCACCGCTTTTTGTTTTTTCACTGTTTCTTGAAGTGCATCGATTTCAATTTTAGCTTTATTATAATTTCCTGTCATTATTTCGAAGTTGGTTGACAATAGTTCATTTTGGCTTCGCAACATTTGAATTTCCGTTTCCATTTTTAGAAAATTCTCCATGCACAATTTTCTCGAATCAATAATGTCTTTCATATATTTCTGTAACTTATCAATCGTCAAATTCACTTCATCATATGCGATTATTTCAGTTTTGCATTTGTCATTCACTTGAATCATGCGCAAATGTTTTTGAATTTTGGGATGCTTTTTCATGAGATTCTCAATTTCGGTCTTGTTTTGCACCCGAAACGCAGACACTAATCTGAAATTTAAATACTTTTTGCGGTGGTCCAGCACTCGATGCGACAAGTCGTTTGAAATGCCAAATTTTATCAGTTTTTCTCCTTTTTCATTCGTGTTGTCAATTGTCCCAAAATAAACGCATTCGGTATTCTGCGGAAATTGTGCAATAATAACTTGTTCGACCGCACGGGTTTTTTCTTTTTCTTTGGCGGTTTCAAGAGACACTAGCTCTTCTTGTTTTTTATCGATTTCTTTTTGCATGTTGTAAATACCCGTAACTCGAATTTCCTTTATCACATCACAAACCCAATTTTGAAATTTTTGGGCAATCGGTTTCCTAGATCGAAACAGCACTTTATATAATCCTTTTTCTGTCAAGAATGTTATATCTTGCAATCTTCCCGTGCCGTCAGTAGTACTTACAGCACGCTTTTCAGAATCATCGAAATCTGTAATTGACATTCTTATGTTACTTATTTCTAATATTACTCCCACGTCACTTGCTCGAAAGAGTGGGTCGTCTATTGTTCCTTTTATAATGATTTCTGTATGCAAATCATTTGCATTAAATGCTTTTACTATATCCATTTTCTTTGGTGTTGTAATACTATAATTTACGCCATCTCTTTAAGTTAATTTATTACAATATTTACATAAATAATGTTTCCGCGTGTGAGCAAACAATTTTTTTGATCATCAATATTTATTTTTCTCCTGAAGGTTCAGGAGCAAATGTAAAAAAACATCTTTGGTCCGCAGAGGTGTGGAGCAAATGTACATGTTACTTGTTTTTACTATCGAACCTTCGTGAGCAATTATGCTTTCGCTTTTTAAAATCAAAAGCAAATGATTATCGCACTACCATTTATTTTTTTTCACACTGATTTTAGGTCCCGCTCCTTTTTTGTTAATGTTTTTCGGGTCATACGCCTCCTCTTCATCGTCAGAATTTAAATCCTTGCTCATCTCCCAGAATTCTTTACTACCGAGTTTGAACGGTCCGTGCTGCTGCGCCTTGTACCAGAAAATTTGGTCCTGTAGCTTATTCGACTTGGCATTGTTATTTATCACCAAACACTCGAAATTTTCAGTGCACTGGTCCATCACCTGACAGAACGACTCAAAGGTCGGAAACATGCCCGCATAATTTTCATAGATTCGTTTTCGATTACCTATGTACGGCTCTCGCAGGATAAACACGTAGTCAATGTTGGTTCTCAAATTTGGTGGAATGCCTAAAGGATATTGCATTGTGATGACCAGCATAATCTTCCAGTGTCTCCCATTCATGAAGAGGAGACGCATCATAGTGTCGCGGGTCCATTTATTATCGAACAAGCAATCATCGAGGACGACGAATGTTCGGGGGTCTATGGTGCTCCGTTTGTATGATTCCATTTCTTTTTTGACTTGTTTTAGGACTGCTTTTTGTCGTTTCAGGATATTTTCTATGATGGCGGTGTTGTATGCGTCGTGGATGAAGAGTTTTGGCACGTGTTCTCCGAAGAATCCGTTGCCTGCTTCTGTTCCTGAAATGACGGTTCCAATGGGGATGTCCTGATGGTAATACATGAGGTCTTTCACGAGGAAACTTTTACCGGTATCACGTCGTCCGATTAACACGATAACTGGACCTTTATTTTCATCCGGTCTAAAACTAATTGAGCGCATATCAAATTTCCCTAGTTCTAAATTCATATTTTAATATGCTTGTTTAAAGTTGAATGAATGTGCTATATATCCTGTAATAATAAAAAAAATGCATGTGTTGAACTAATTTGAATTTAGTATAATAATAAATTAATAAATGTAATAAAATATAAGTTTAAATAGTTGTATTTTTCTATTTATAGAAAGTAATATTTCATTTATTTGCCGTTATGTCTATTCCTGTCAACCCTCCCATTATTCCTCCCGTTATTCATGTTGTTGATTCCGATGCAACATCCGCAACAAGCGTATCAGATGGCGAATTAAAATTTAAACTGTTTTACCAAAAACCGAAAAATGATAATGTTCTTAAAGATTTAGAAATTTCTCAAATGGGATTGAAAAAATGTCAAAATTATATTCCGATTTATTCAAAATTCTTCTCTCTCAATGACACAAACTATAATTCAATTAATCTTAATCAGAAACACAGCGCCAAAACAATATTGGCTTGTTCGGCTTTACCATGTGATGACGGTGTGCCAAAAAATTGTGGAAATGCAATCATTTTTCCGAATCCTAATCCAAAACAAGAAGATTCTTCTTCTTCTGCAAGTGCGGCGACTACTCCTGTATTTTTCAAATTCTCTCCATTGCTTGACCCAATTAAATATTTAGCCGGAAGTTATAATTTCAAGGGAACCGCCGGTGCGGCGGATGGAGGAGTAGAGGAAGGAGTCCGCCCGTCGTCGTGTTATCTAGATTCCTTATTAAGCTTGCCATCCATTCATTCAACTCCATTTTCTTTTGATTCAGCCACAATCCTGAGGGAACGTAGTTCCCCCACACCCCCTCCTTTCACAGAGGGGGTCGTAGGGGGGTCCCCTACCACAACAAATTCTGTAAATGTTGAAGAAGGAAAAAAATATAACCATTACAAAATATTAGATACTAATAATTCGGCATATGTCGACGGATTCTTTTCTTATTTATCAAGCCAGTTATTAAACACTCACGGATTTATTCATGGTATAGATTTTTACGGCTCATACTTGGCAATTCAAGACGAATTTACAATTAACATTATTGACGACTATGATTACCTAATGAAGAATGATTTTTTTAAAGAAAAAAACGGGACTCTTTTCAAGTTCGATGAAACAGCATTTGAAGATTGTAGCGACGACGACAATGACGATCACAAAAATGGTGGTGAAAAGAAAAAACAAACTAGAAATCGTAATCGTAATCCTAAATTGAATATTATTCAAGACAAAAACAGCGACGAAATTCAAATTGATGTTGTCGATGTTGACATTTTTTTTAAGGATAGTCTTGCAAAAGGTGAGCTAACCGAGCTAACCGAGCTAACCGATTCACATGTTTTCAATCCAGAAAGCAGCGAAGAATATAATATTAATAACATGTCATGTAATTCATCATCATCTTCGGTTTCATGTTCTTCAAGATCGTCTCACACCACAACAACAGACAACGATAACAATGATGATTCGGCGCGTTTAAGCGACGATGACGAGAGCGATCGAAACAGTAAAAGCGATGAAAGTAACAGTAAAAGCGATGAAAGTAGCGATGACAGTAATAGCGATGAC